CCAACGTCTTCGCTGCACACAGGTGCCAGTCCTGGTTGGGACCGATCCCACGGTGGACGAAGAACGTCCGCTCGAACGCCAGCTCTCCCTTCTCGAAGTAGGGATTGCCACCGCTTTCTCCCTTGCCCTTGGTCACCTTGTAGGACATGAAATCCAGCCGGTACTTGCCCGGCTTGATCTGCAACAAGCTCCAGCCGTCCGGCAAGCGAAGGTAGTTGCTACCGCCTCCCGAATCGTGGGTCTCGATCCTGCGTCGGGCTGATGCCCTCTGTCGTTCTTCTCGGTTTCTCGCCATCACTTTTCCTTTCATCAAACAGTTGTCGCCCTCGATAGAAGGCAAATGTTCCCAGCTTCACCGACGTGTAGACCACGAACGGCAAAGCCAACAGCACGATCAATATCAACAGGATGTCAGTCATCGTCTCGACTTCGACGTTGAGACTTCCTTGCCAGCCTCTTTCCTGCCTCTTCGACCTGTTCGCGGGCTTCCTCCGGAGCAGTTGGTTTGCTGAAGTAGTCGGCCAGGTGCAGCCGAACCAGATCACCCAGAGCAGCCTTGCGGTGGTCGAGGGCTCCGACCGCCCCCTGCAACACCTCCATCGCATACCTCGCCTCGATCACGGCCTCCTCGGCCTCACGGACCTTCTCGTTCAGGTCGATCACGGTCTTGATCGCACCCTCCGTCACCTTGGCAAGCCCGTGCTCCTCCGGATTCTTGCGGACGGCAAGCTCGATCTCGGAACGGATCACTGTCACGTCGTTCTTCGCTTCGTCGTGACGACGCCTCGCCTCGGCAGACGCCTCGGCATACCTGCGATAGAGGTTGGGCTGACGAACCCACTCCTCGTCCAGCCGAAACGGATCGATCTGAAAATCGGCTTCCTTCGGTTTCATGCCACCCATTCAAGCACCTCCTCTTTCACCCGTTACCGAACGAACTTCTTGGCCCGCTCGTAGGTCTGTTCGACTTCGTCCTCTTCACACATAAACTCGACATGGATGTCGATCTTCGCGTTCTCGTAGTTGCCGGTGTTGATGGTCCGACCCAACCCATAGCTGACCTTCGCTTTCATCGTTCTTCCCTCCAACCCTATTATAGGTGTCCGATCATTGACTCAGCCCCACTGCATCCCAGCAAGACAGGATCAGCCCAGCCTTGCCACAGTCGAAGTAGTTGTCGCGGAAGCAATCCAGCAGAGCAACCGCCCGCCCGGACGACTTGCCTCCACCCAAGGCAACACTGCTCATGTAGCCCAGGATCAACCGGCGGATGCCCTCGGCCTGCGTCTCCAGGTCAGGCAGCGACTTCAGCAGCTTGGAAACCTCCGCCCATGACGGCTTGGGTTCATCAACAGCCGAGCCAGGTCGATGCCTTCCTTCTCCGAGACTCCACCTGCCAGAGCAGCGAGTGCCTTCTCAACGTCATCTTCTCCGATCACCTGGTTGAGCAGCACCAGCCCCTTGCGAGGACTGCCATCGGCAAGCTCGACGATCTTGTCCCGAACCTCTTCGTTCAGTACGGACCCGACCGGATTCCTGCCTGAATCACTTTCCATACCGAACTCTTCAGCCCAAACCTGCTCCAGCAACTCCTCCATATCCTTCTGCTTCAACGGCTTGAGCTTGATCTCGGTCGCCCGGGTCCGGATGGTCGGCAACAACTTCTGAGGGTCGGTGGTCGCCAGAATGAAGTAGACATGAGACGGGGTGTCCTCCAGCATCTTCAGCATGGCGTGCTGCCCATCTTTGCTCACTTGGTGAACTTCATCTACCAGCCACATCCGCACCTTGCCGCTCATCGGGGCGAGGCCCATCCGGCTGCGAATCTCCCGCACCATGTCGATGCCACGGAAGTCGGCGGTGTTGATCTCGTGGTAGTCGGCGTCTCCACATTTCATCTTGCTCTTGAGGATGCGAGCGACGGTGGTCTTGCCACAGCCGCTGGACCCGGTGAACAGCAAGCAGTGGGGCATGGCCTTGCGTTTGCCGAAGTCGGTCAGCGTCTTCACCGCTTCGTCCTGCCCGACCAACTGGCTGAACGTGGTCGGTCGGTGTTTCTTGTATAGTTCTTCCATCATTCCGAGAATCTCTCCTTCACTTTTCGCAGGGTTTCCAAGTTACGAACAGCCTGTCTGTAGTAGCTGGGCTTCAACTCCACGCCGATGGCTTTCCGTCGATTCTTCACGGCAACAAAGACTTCACTGCCGACTCCCATATTCGGCGTCATCACTACATCACCTTTCGTCGACCATAATTCAACACACCTCTCAATCACGTCCAACTGGAGGGGGCAAATGTGCTTCTCATCGTCTTTGTCTCGGGCTTCCCGGAATGGCAAAACCTTGCCTTGTCGAATATCGGTCCAGACAGGACTTGCGTACTGTTGCCATATCCAATGGCTCCGCTTGTTTAACTTCTGCTCACCATCCCAATTCTCCCACCGGGAAAGCTCCCTGGGAATCGGCTTTGCTCCATGATATTCCGCCAATCCATCGGGGTGGGCAATCGGAACGAGATTGTCACCAGGCTTGCGAAAAGCCACGATGTAGTCAGGAATGCCCATCCGACACAACGCCGAATCCTTGACGATCTGCTTGTGGGCCAACCCGATTGCTCTCGATCTTGTCGCGGCAATCAACGGGTTTTTCCAGATGACGTGTCGAGAATGATAGACAAAATCCCTTGAAGTGAATGTCCGTATGATATCGCCCGGAAAGTCCTTCTGTCCAATCTCATCCCCGTTGGTCTTGAACGTCGGCAAATCCATACAGTGAACAGCTACTACCCTGCCGGACATCATCAGCCGTTTGAGCTGGTCGACCAGAAACCCAAAGTGCTCGAAAAACTCCGCATAGTCAGCGGCATTGCTCATATCCCGATCATCATCGCTGTACGAGTACAGGTCGGCGAACGGTGGGCTGAATACCGAGAACCCAACCGATTCATCCGGCAAGTCCGTCATCACCTCGCAGCAGTCTCCACAGTAAATGGCAAACCGCTTTGTTATCATCTGGTCTCTCACAGCCATACTGGTACCTCCAACTCCTTGTTAAATCCGTCTCCCCTATTATAAATGACCACCTGATAATCTCGCATCTCCCGAACGATCCCCTCGAACATTTCCGACGTCTGCCTTTCCTTCCGCATCATGTTCTTCATTACAGGAGTCTCGGCCTCAGTTAACACTACGTTGACAGTGACCTTTCGCTTCTGGCCGAACCGCCAACATCGCCGAACCGATTGATAGAAAGCCTCATAGCTGTGGGTCGGAAAGCATATCACATCGGAGCAGTGTTGCCAGTTCAAGCCCCAGCCCCCGATCTTCGGCTTGGTTATCAATACTCGAATCTGCCCATCACCGAACGCCCGTAGTCGCTCTTCCTTTTCATCATCCGAATGGCGACCGGCAACCTGAACAGCACCGGGAATCAGCTTCTCCAACAAATCCCCCTCATCATTCAAGTGGCACCATATCACACATGGTCTATCCTTTGGTACCAGCTCAGCCACCTTTTCGCATCGAGCCTTGAGGGACTCCCGCCGCTCCACCAACTGCTCATCACGAGTCACAGCGTAGTTGAAGAAACCCCTTCCCTTGCGAGCCGTTATGATTTCATGCTTTTGAATCGACAACGGTGGCAAGTCATAATCTCCGTCATCGAATCCGAGGTCTGACGGTTTACGGAGAGCCCTCGCCCACCCAGCCACCCATCGCCAGAATGCTTGCTTCCCATGCCCCTTCAGCTCCCACTGTTGTGTATTATCCCCGTTGTGGGAGAAGAACATTCCAAGCATCCGGTTCCGATCCATCACACCCAAGGCCTCCGCCGATGTGCCCAACTCCATAAAGTCATTCGGAGCAGGGGTCGCAGTGCAAAGCAACCGATAATCCAACCGCTCCATGAAGTCAGTCACCAGCCCCCGTGTCTTGCTATCGTAATGCTTGATGATCCCGCTCTCGTCACCACTAACGGCACAGAAGTCGGATGGATCGTATTTCTGCATTCGCTCGTAATTGGTTACATTTATTCCAGGGTGTACTTCACCACCAGATGTTCTCTTGACCTCGATTCCAAACTTCTCACCCTCCCGAACGAACTGATGTGACACGGACAACGGAGCAAATATCATCACAGGACGATTCCACTTCCGCAGCATGTTCTCAGCCCATACCAACTGCATCGGCCCCTTACCCAATCCACAGTCGGCATAGATGGCCCCCCTGCCAATCCGTACTCCCCAATCGATTAAATGCTCTTGAAAATCGAAAGGCCAATCAGGCATCCACAACGGCTTAAACCCCACCGACTGCTGCCGGCAGCATTTACGTCCCAGAAAATCAGCATATTGTCCATTCGATTTTATCATGCTTCCAACGCTTTCTTCTCGAACCAATTCGTCTCTGCCACTTCCACCTCGATCTCCAGCGGAACGATGATCCACTTCCATGCGTCCCGGATCGCCTCGGTCATCACCCTGCGGGCCTCGGCGACGTAGTCGTCCAGTTCGTCCCGATGAACGTCGGCGACGATCGAGTCGTGAATCTGTCCGACGATCACCGACCTCATCTTGCTCTTCTTCATCCATCGAACCAACTGAATCAGCGACCACAGCAGGCAATGGAAAGCCGCCCCCTGCACCGGATAGTTGATCGCGTCGTTCCGCTTCATCAGGCCGGAGCAACGGAAGCCCGTCTTCAGCGGAAACCAACCAGTCTGCTGATACCGCTTCCACCAGCGGTTCTTCCATTCGGCATAGAAAAGGAACCTGCGACCCCAGAAGTCGTTTTCCACCTCACGGACGTGCTCGTAGAATCCGGTGGTGGCAATCCGACCGGTAGTGTAGTTCGACTCCCTGGACCCCAGCCCGTCGATCCCGTGCTCAGCCAGGTGCTCCTCTACCGTGATCCCGTCCCCGGTCTTCAGGCCATGACAACTGTCCCACAGGTTCGGTGCCACCTGAACGAAGTACGATCCGTAGAACTCAGGGAACACGAAGCAGTTCTTCGCATAGAACCTGATCTCCTTGGTCACCTGCTCCCGGCTCAGCTTGAAGCACTCCATCGCCATGTCCCGGTGCATGTCCTTGGTCGGGTCGGCGATGTACTCCAGCATCGTCGGGTCTTTGTGATAGCAGGCAGCGATCCGTACCTCTAGGGCAGAGTAGTCGATCTCGACCAACACATGACCGTCCCTTGGAACGAAGCACGACCGTATCAGCTTGCCGATCTGCTTGTCCCGGATCGGAATGTTTTGGAAGTTCGGTGAGTCGCAGGAGCCTCGGTATGTCTTGACCAGGTGCAGGTTGAACGAGGGGTGAAGGAAACCATCGACCACCTCCCTGCGAATCCCCTTGAGATACGTCCCGTGCAGCTTCTTCAGCTTCTCGACCTCCAAGAATCCCCTAGCGAAGTCGCTGTCGATCTTGGAGAGCTGTTCCTCGTTCACCTGTATTCTTTTGCCGGACCGGGTGAACGCCCCGACCTCGTGATACATCTCCTGAAACAGGA